CTGTTTTTTTAACCAAGATGGACATTCTGGTAACCATATTATTTCAGATAGTTTCATTTTACACCTCATTTAATATTAGTTGTTAATCATTTAATTTGTAATCTCATCAGTTAGTGCCTTACACTAAGAAGGGCAACTGAATAAATATTAACTGAAAATTTTGCCCAATCCATCAGCCAGTTAATCAACTATTCTAATTTGCCCTTTTCGATCTTTTAACTTTTTTACTTTCAAAAATTTTATTCTTATTTCAGAATCAGATGTTGGTAAAGTCTATCACCATTTCAATTCCTGCTACCAGTTAAGATTTTCAGCAGCCATCGGCATCTCCATCCGGTCTGTTCCTCTGAAAATTTTTCTAACCCAACCACCTGCCTGGTATCTCGTTTTGTTAGTTGCCTGTAATTTGAATTTGGTTGGAAGTAAAACCACCTACCTGGTATCTCGTTTTATTCTTTCCTGGTTTTACTTAACTTTTGTCAGTTCATGTTTTTGTCATCTTCATCAGTTGCTGTCAGGTTACCGGTAACCATCATTTCAGCTAACTCAATCAACAATCTAAAAAAGAACTACCTATATATAAGTATAAATCACTAAGTTTCCTAATAAAAAATACAAAAAAAATAAAAAAATTACATAAATAAGATATCTATATCCGATTTAATTTTTCACATTTTTTCACGTTTTAGAACCCCATTAATTATTACTGCATTATTATAATATTCATCAAATTGATTTTTGCTTATTGTATTAACATCATTACCTCTTGGTATCTTTATCCGTCTTATTTTAATGCCTGTTTCAATAATAAGTTCTTTTAGTTCATCATATGCCTTAATACCTGCTTTATCTATATCAAAACAGATATATATTTCATCAAACTCAAGCAGCAACTCTAATTGATCAAGACTTATTCCAGCACCAAAAGTACAAACTCCAACATAACCCCACAACCATAATTGAATAGCATGAAGTATCCCCTCAGCAATTATTATTTTTTTTGATCCACTTTTTTTAGCATTATGATAATTAAAAAGCAATCGAGTTTTTTCAACACCATCAGGTCTATAATATTTAAGCACTTTCTTATCATCAACAATTGATCTGCCTTCGTACCATATTATATTTTTACCATCCAGATCATGAACTGGAATTGTTATTCTGTTTTTATATATACTGCCATAATTTTCATCCCAATCAGTACAGCACCTAATGTTAAATGTTTTAATTGCTTTAACAAGATTCCTGCCTTTCAAATAATTATAAAATTTATCACCATCAACAATTTTTTTATTTTTAGGTTTCAATGCAACATAAACTTCTTTTTTATTATCATTACTGTACAATAATTTCATAGCATTATTCCAGTCTGCTGCTGGTGTTACCCCAACCAGGACATCATCACTTTCCCAATCTTTCCAGCCAAGTTTTTTGCAAAGTTTGAACCAGTTTCCCTTTCCACAAACATAGCAATTATAAGCCAAAGATTCAACATTTATACTAAAACTAGGTTTTTTATCATCATGCTCTGGAAATGGGCATCTCATTTGAAGCCATGTTCCATTCCTAGATGATTTGTGAATCTTATATTTAATACCTTTATCAATAAGATATTTTTCAATATCAAAATTTGGTGGTATAATCTTTTTGATTTTATTATCACCACCATTAATGGAATAATAATTATCTATATCTAAACTTCTTGGCATTATTTCATATCCTCGATTTTATCACCATAATGTTTTCTCATACTTTTTACGGAATGTATCCGGCTTTTTCTAAAATCAGGAAATGTAAAAAAACTTATATCCTTTTCACCATCTCTGTTCTTAAATATATCATAACGAATACGTCCATGTATTCCATATGCTTTATCTTCATCATTCTGACCAATACCAATAGCAACTGTAGCATGATGTTCTGGCAGAGCACTCATTGCGGCACTACCTGCTTTTGTTTCAGACCTTCCATATTGAGTTGTCTTTTTCTGTGATGCTGTTATAACCGCTAAACCACGGCTACCTTCATATCCTTTTGCTAAATTTGTTAAATCCCAACTAACCTCACCAATAGCATCCCAACTTTTTGAACTTTGAAATCTTCCCAATGGTCTTAAATCATTAAGATAATCAACAGCAATTAATTCAAATTGCTCACCATATTTATTCTCAATATCTTTTGTTTTATTTTCAATATCAAGAACTGATGCACCCTTATCGAAACTAATTACCTCAAATATTCCATATTTATTCTTTTTCCAATTATATTTCCATTGTTCAAGAATTTCTCTATCTTCTTTAGTCAACTTGCCCATCTTAAATTTCTCATAAGGAATACCAGTAGCACGGCTGTAAATACGTCTTTCACTTTTTATTTTATTCATTTCAATAGTAAACAATATTGAATTTTTCTTTTCAAATCTAGATGTGCAATAGGCTGTTTCCATTAATGTAAAACTTTTTCCAACATTTACCTCACCAACAAATATCAGCATCTCACCTAAATAAAATCCGCCAGATAAAATTCCATCCAAATCTGCTTTTTTAATATCATTACCTTTTTCATACACTCCATATATGTGTGTTGATATAGGTCTAAACTCACCATTTTTAATTGCCTTGTCTAATTGCAAATGAGAATCAAGATCATCAATTATATTACCTTCTGAAATCTGAACTTCGAATTTCCTGGAATCAGAGATAGCATTATGAAAATTATTCAATGCCATATCACAATTACCAACATTAAGATTCTGAGTACTATCAATGATTGTCTGCTTAATAACTCTCATCTTTCTAAATTCATCAAGCATCTTGATACTTGTTTCAATAGTCCTCATCTCGCCTTTTTTAATTGGCAAAAATAGACGTTTTATTAAACGTTTCCAGATTCTATTTTGTTCCTCTTTAGATCTGTATTTATCGATATATGTTACATATCTTTTAAGATAATGAATTGCCTGATCTAATGTAGGTGGTTGCCCATTTTTAATATAAAATTGAAAAAATAATTTTAATGCATCTTTGTGAAATAGTTTTGTAAAATGACCATCAGATAAAGTTCTCTGCATAATTATCTGCTTTGCAAATTTTCGTTTCTGAAATAGTGCCTTCAGAACAACAAGTTCAACATCAAGGTTATAATCTTCACCAACCATAAAATAGCACCTCAATATAATATTTTTATTTATTTGCTGTTACAATTCAATTACGCTTGAATCTTCTTTGTTAAACATCATGCCGCCTAATATTTCACTTCCATATTGTAACTGATAAAATTCTTTATTAAAATCATCAGTATTGAACTTGGCAACATTTATTATAACAGTTTTATTTAATCTTGAATTCATTAAGCTCATTAATATATTTTCAAAATGATGCTTTGTTTGTTCATAAAATTTATTGGGGAATATATTCATAATAGCAATAATATTCATAAATTTAATATCATCAAGAAAACTTGATAAATTAAATACACTAAATTTATCAGTGTATTCTGAAATAAGTTCAGCATAATTAAATCTGTAGCAATCCTTTCCTGAATTAAGAATATTTCTTAATAGATTTGAAATAAAAAGATTTGTTATACTAAGATCAGAACCAACAATGAACAAATTTTTATTTTCTTTAATAATTTCCAAACAATCTTCAATTGTTTCCTTATCAAAATCCTTGAACCAATATTTTTCCGGTATATTAGCTCCATAGTATTTGACTACATTTCTTAAATTTTCAACACCATGATTGCTTCTTAATTTTTTAACAATATCTTCTGAAACAACCTTAATAATCATTTTAATACCTCACCATTTTATTTTTGCTTTATTATTTTTTAGATTTTGCTTTCCTCTTTGTTTATCAAACAACCAATTGTTAACAACCTTTCTACTGACTATAAATCCAAAACTTATTGGATAATCAAGGATTCCAGCTTTAGTTAAGAACAGCCAATCAATGTATTCTTTCAATCCAGCATTACCAAGTTTTAATTCATCATCAAACATTGGCATCAATATTTTTTTAATGCCAACTTGTTTATACCCTTGAGTTTTTCTAGGATCACCATTTTTAGCAATCATATCATGACCATAAAATTCTTTATAACACATCTGGATATAATCATCAAAGTCTTTGCTATTCCATTTATCAATATTTTTATTTTTGTAACCTGATGTATATTTTCTCATGTTAGGTTTTTTCAATTTACATTCACTATAAGCATCATTCTCATCATCAACAATGATATAATTTTTATTTTTATTTTTATCAGTTATAGATGATTTTAACTTCTTTGATGAAGAAAGAAGGAAAAGATGATTAAAGATATAATGATAAAATTTAGTTACACTACTACGTAGTGTAACTAAATTATAATAAGAACCATAACCATTCAAGCATATTTCTTCATTCATCAAAGCATCAATATATTCTTTTTCTGTTGGTTGATATTTCAGTATTGATGATTCTGCTTGATTTAGTATTTGATCTGTAACAACAGTTAAATTAACATTAGTATATTCTTTTGCTGCTGTTTCACCAAGACTTTTAAGAACTGTTTTAATAATATTCGCTGATGATATTTTAACAATTATTTCTAATGTTTCTTGATCACTATCAAAACTATTGAAATCAACTTTAACCATGTGTTTCATAATAATTATTTGCACCTCACAATGTTAAGCAATAAGTTTGTAAATATCTTTCATTTTTATTCTCTGCTCAGTTTTACCTGAATCGATTATATCTTTGCTCATTTCTTTTCTTTCAAAAAGATATTTATAAATTTTTTCTTCAATTGTATCCTCAGCAATAAAATTTATTATGTTTATAACTTTGTGCTTATTTCCAATTCTGTCAAAACGTCCAATTCTTTGTTCCATCTTTGCTGGATTCCAAAGTAAATCAAAATTTACCAAATAATTTGCTGATAAAATATTGACACCTTCACGTAAAATATCACTAGTTAATAACACTCTCATTTTATCATCATCATCCCAATTAATTATTTTATCCACCCGATCATCTAATTTACAATAGTGTTTTTTCTTTCTATTACCATGCATAGCTAAATAATTTATCCCTTTCCGGCTTAACTCTTGACTGAGTATTTCAACCATGTCTGTATAGTGGCAAAACACTATTATTTTGCTATTTTTATTTATTGATTCAAGAAGATTAAAAAGTTCAGTGGTTTTTGTTGATATGTTATCTTTATGACCAACTAATTTTGCTGAAATTGTTGATTGTTTCAAATAATTCATCATTGATAGTACATTTGCATTTCTTATTCGTGTTGCCTTTTCTTGATCTTTTAATTCATCAACAATTTGATCTTTTATTTTATTGTAAAAATCTCTTTGTAATGGAGATAATTGTATCCAATAATTATTTTCTACTCTATCAGGTAACTCATCAAGTACATCCTCTTTGAAACGTCTGATGTAATATGGAGCAATTCGTTTTTTAATTTCATCAGCATTTTTATATCCTCTTGGTATACCAAAAAAATCAAATTTACAATAACGTTTCATAAAATTTATATAATTGCTATCATCACCGAATATTGTTTTATCAATAACTTGAAAACTACTAAACAAATCTAAAACAGTATTTTCAACAATAGTTGCACTTAATCCAAATCTTATGCTGCATTTTTCTGCAATTTTTCTTGTCAGTTTAGTTCTCTTGGCAGATTTATTTTTTATGTATTGTATCTCATCGATAGTTAAGCTTAATTTGTAATTCCGTCCAAAAACAAATTCTTCAAGTAATTCCATATCATACATTAGCAAATCATAATTAAGAATCATATATTGATATTTATATGATCTTTTATAAAGCATTTTTCTGTGAGCTTTGTTTCCACTAATCACTAATGCCTTTCTGCTATTAGTAAATTTTTGAATTTCATTATACCAATTCTTTTTCAATGTGGATGGGCAGAGTATTATGTTAAAATTTGTAATTCCTTCATAAAGATACTTTTCTAAAGCAGTAATTGCTTGAACTGTTTTACCTAGCCCAACCATATCACAAAGTAAAGATGTTTTTCCTTGATAAAGAAAATAAGCACCTATTACTTGAAATTTATAAAGTTCAATATCATCAGCTAAGCAATTATTCATATCATCATAAATTTCTTTAATTTCATCTTTATTTTCTATATCAATATTTTTGATTCGTTTCTGATTAATTTTCCAATTTTTTATATTCTTGTACTGCTTTTTAATATGTTGGTCATTAATTTTGAAGGGCAGATTATTATTCCTACAGCGTTTAATTATTTTTGGCAGGTCAATTATCGGTATCATCCATGATTTTTTATCTTTAATATACTTCTTTACTGGTAAATCCTTTATTATTGTTAAATATGAACTAATGTTAGGATTTAGAAAAGACAATTTAACCAGGCAAAAGTTGCTATCATTATTATGTGTTATCAGTTTCATAAACAATACCTTATAAATTAAAATTGGGGCACTCTAAAAAATGAAAGTGCCCCATCATTTGATTTGAGGTGCATCATTTGATATTTTAATCACATATTATAATATACAAAACTTAAAAATATTTTTGAATAAAAAAATAAAGCCTGTATTATATATTATAATATACAAAACTTAAAAATATTTTTGAATAAAAAAATAAAGCCTGTATTATATAATAATAATACAGGCAAAATAATGCTCTTAATTAATAAATATTTATTTTTTTATTCATAAGCAGCAAAAAATTATTTAACACCAAGAGAATTATTCAATGATTCAATAGTGGCTTCACCAAGACTATTTCTACAGCCAGCAGGCTCAACACTACCACCAAACCAATCTTTACCAAATTTTTCATTAAGAGCATTAACTGCTGCTGAGATAATTAATTTGAATGCAAATCCATCAAATGGCTCGAATACAGTTGCCCAACCTTCAAAGACAATTATATCATCAAGCAATTTTGCAGCTAAATCAATTTTTTCTTCTTTGCTAATTGTACCAAGTTCTGCCTGAACATATTCAACAGCAAGTGCAACCTTTTTGGTGAACCAGTAAAGAATATTGAATGAATTCAAGAAATCAGCAACAGAAGTAATATGTACCAAATCATTCCATTTGGATTTTACTTCTGGATCATTCAATAATGACTCTTTTACTATTTCATAAATTTCTTGAAGTTTGTTTTTTGATTCCAACATAAACACTCCATTTTTTAGTTTTTAGATAACACTCTGTATTACAGATGTGCCTTTATAATTTAATATACAAAACTTATTTATTTTTTTATAATTGCTGATGCTTCACCATCAATATTTCCAGAAATGCTAAGCTGATAAACGACTGATTTGATATCTAAATTAGTTGCATTATTCATTAAATATAATTTAGAATTGCTTGAATTTAGAGTAAAATCAAATACACCAACATCACCACCCATACCACCAATTGGGTCATATTCAAAAGTTTCTAAATCTAATGAATAAGTGCTATATGATCCAGTACTTACATCATATGGTGTGGAAAGATTGTATTGGAATATAGCCTTATTTGTTGAACCATATATAAATATTTTATTACCATCATTATTAAATCTAAAACAAAGTATAAATCCTGAAGCCTCACTAGAAAAAGACATTGCATCTACATATGAAGCTGATGTTATATCATAAGCAGGACTCAATGTGTATTCAAGAATATCTTTACCACTAGAACCAAGAATAAATAATTTTGTCCCATCAGAATTGAATTCTATTCCATAAGGGTTTGTATCTTGTGCACCAACACTTAATGAACAGCAATAGCTTAATGATAGCAAATTCCATGCTGTACCTAATGTAAATGAATAAATAGTATTAGATGAACCACCATCAGTAATAAACATTTTTGTACCATCAGGATTAAATGCCAATCCAGTACAACTACTTCCATAACTAGAAATATCATATGATGTTCCACTATAACTTCCAGTTGTTAAATCATAAGCGGTAGACAAATTATACTGATATATCCTTCTGTTATTATATCCACTGCAGAACATTTTTGTTCCATCTGTGCTGAATCTTATAGTTGACATTCCTACATCTTGATTTTTTGTTGATAAGCTATCACCAAAATCAAAAGTTGCTGTACTAATATCTTCAGTCAAAGTAGCAATTGATGCTAAATATAATGAACTACTAGGCTTATTTATTCTTACTGATACACTACCAGCAGGAACTGTATAATCGGCCAAACCATCAATTAATACTTGAATTGATCCACCACCAGGATTGATATTAGTAGCATCAATAACTGTTAACATTTCAGTTGATGTACTTAATCCTGTAATTGCCTGCCAAGTTTCTGAAGTTGTAAATGTATGAGATACTGAAACAGCAGATGAACTTTCTGTGGTATAATCTTCCCATGTCATAACTGTTTCAATAACATCTTCAACTGGATCATAATATAAAAAATTTCCATCAGCATCATAAGCAATTGAATATTCAGTGAAACCAGTATATGGTGAAGCAAAATATGGTAAGTTTAGATTCGAGCCTGGATAAAAATTAAGGTATGAATCTGTATTATCAGCAGTACCAATCTGCAAATAATCACCATAAAAATACCAGTTAGCTCCAGTAATTAGTGACCCAATAATATTCCCGCTGATATATTCTTTTAACCAATTATTAGTAGTAACTGTATCAATTCTGCTACCATCTATATTATTAAATATAATTACATTACCAGATGTATAACCTAATGATTTTGGGGCTAATGTAGAATAAGGTGAAGTGTGATATGGTAAAATCAAATCTTCACCATTTGCAAATGTTAATGATTTGAACCAGTTGCTATTAAGTTTAATTGTATCTCCTTCAGATTTTCCTGGAGTAGAATCAAAATAAAAATATAAAGTATCAACATATATTATTCTATCGAATATTGCTGCATCAATATCATCCCAGTTTGCATTTAATGAATCTGCTGTTGCTTTTGCTCCAGCAGCCCATTTTCTTATTTGATAGTATGTTGTATAGCCAGATGGTGCTGTTGGCTGGGCATACAGCTTAACATCAAATAGTGCCATTAAAAATAATATCATAAAAAGAAAACGCTTCATTTTACACCTCATTTTGTTAGTTAAAAAAAATTATTTATAATACATCTCCATAACCATCAGTTTCACCACCATAATCAGTTCCATACCCTTCACTTTCATCATCATCATCATCATATACAGCAAATACTTGTTTGTCTGCATTCATAGTTACTTGATATGATTGTTCTGTACTCAATATATTTTGATTTTCATCAATCCAATGTAAAAAATTCCGTTCTATTAAACCATCCATGACAGTTGCTGGAGCAGTTAATATAACATTAGTATTCTCTGAAAATTCTCGAACAAAACTAGTATCACCACTTGATTGATTATTGTAATCTAATGGTGTAATATTTATAAATACACCATTAGATGGATTCCATGAACCAATAATTAAAATATAAGTAGTAACTGGCATTATATAACCAACAGCAGTTGGGGCAACGCCATCTATTAACATTTCACTACCTTTAATCACAATAACAGAATCATGACCAATGTACTTGTTGAAAGAATATCTGCGTTCAAAATTTTCATCCCAAATTCCAAAAAAACCCCACATAAAATCTATATGAGGAAAAATAAATAGATTGTTTAATGACTCAGCAATACTTTGCCTATATATTTCTTGCTTTTTATTAAGCACAGCATAATGAGCATAAAAATTCGGTCTCCATCTTTTATTGTACTGCTGAATTTTGCCATCAAACAATTCATGCTGACCAACTGTTGTTTTATCAAATGTTAAATAAGTTTCATCACAGCATTCAAAATTATAATCCTGAATCACAACATTTATATAAACATCATCTATTCTAATATCACCATTGTTTTGAAAAGTATTTCCATTATAAAATCTTAAATTGAAAAATGGATAACCAAGAACGTTATTCCATTCAAATACCATTGCCACTCTTTTAACTTTATTTGTTATTACAATTTCTTTATAATTTATTGGTGCTGTACCGGCTGCCAATTCAATCTTAATGATCTTTTGTTCACCCCCATTAAGTGATACATCTTTTATTCTAAAAGCAACAAGTATTTTCTTTACATCAAAATCATAAGATGGTAAAACATCTTCAGTAGTATATTGGATGAATGTATATTGACTAGTACTGTGAAATATTCTTAGCATATATTCTTCATATGCCTGTGGGTCTGCTACTCTTGATATTGGAAGGAATACTGCATTATTTGAAGTCCATCCATCAAGATTTTCAGTTAATCTAGGATTGATACAAAAGTTTTCACCAATTTCAACTATTCTTGGAGTTTTAACTCCACCAACTACAGCATCACTTGTAAAGTCACTCATAATTTCCTCTCAAGTCCTTTAATTATCAATTGCTTTGTTGAGGTTAATTCAATTGAAGTAATAACATATGATATTGTTTTATCTATATCAGCAATTTTACTAGGCATATTTATAGTCATTCCATCCATTACTTCAATATGATGTAGCAAACTTGTTTTAATTCTTTCAGGTTGTATTCTGAAATTGCTGAAAAAATTATAATAAATATCAGCAATAACATTAGCAATATGAGTATTTTGTATTAATGGATTTTTTAGTGAAAATGAATTTTTTAACCAGCCATCATAACCACGTTTTCTATTTCCTTTTGTTTTGTTTATTTTACTTGTCCAATCAACAGTTATAGCATCATAAAAATTATTCCAATAAGAAAATAATGGATTTGAGTCAGTCATATTTAAGTCCCAAATTAATTCAATTGATCCATCAATATTTTCTCTTTGCTTGAATCTTATTAAACGTTCTGATGTTATCATATAATAAAAATTAGCTAGCATTGCTAAATCTGATATAACATCAGTAAATGAACTATCATTATCATATTCAACTAATTCAATTCTTGGTGAATAACTATTTGATAACTCCCAAAGTATATTATTATTTCCTTTTGTTAGACCAAATAATTTTCCATTGTTATATTGCATCTCATCAACAGTTCCCCAATCACTCTGATCAGGGTGTCCAACCTTTGTTATTATTGGGTTTCCATCATTCCAATTGATAGAAATTAAAAAACCTGCAGCATCTTTATACCTAATATTTTCAGCATATGCATACATCAACCCTTCATCATTATTAAATACAAAATTTTTGTACACATAAGTTCCTTCAAAAATAAAACTTTCAGCAGTTCTAATAAATGACATCACTTCAGTATTTAGATTAAATGAAAACAAGCACCATTGAAATGGATATGAACCAGAATTATCTCTATTAAATGCACAACCAAATACTATATTATTAATTGAATCTAAACCCATATTTATTATTTCAATTCTCTGATCATCACTAACTTCATTTGCACTGCCCCAAATAATTTGTTCAGTAGGTTTAGATGAAATCAAATCAACTGAGGCTGCTCCACTAGTAATTTTAATTGCCAAAGCGTAACCAAATATTGGGTGGTATGCCCAATCATCAGGCATATCAACACCATAAGTTTCTCTTGTAAAATGCATAGAGTCAGTTGGCTGTATAATGGTGTTGTCTTGTTTCCATACACCACCTTCTATAGAATAATAAACTTCATAAACATTAGTGGCTGCTTGCTCTAAATCCATTGAGAAACTTTTAATTTTTCTTTCATGACCAAATACTAATTTGTAACCATTAATTACAAATAAATTATCAGCACGTTCTTCATTATTTATTTGATCAGTAATATCTTTAATAATTGAATCTGATAAATCAAGTACAACAACTTTTTTCCAATCATTGAATAATACACTTGCTTTTGACAAATAAGAATAATTTTTATTTATTCCATCATATTCCTTAAATTGGGTGAATGCCCATAATGTATAGCCCAATGAAGTGCTTATATAGGCAATTGGTATATCTCCAGCTTTATTTCTAATTAAAGCTGGATTGTATTGTGCACCATTAATAATATTAGTAAGTACAAAATAAATTTCTGAGTTGTGCAATTTTTTTTGAAATGAAACAAAATTAACTGCTAAATCTGAATAAATTAATATGCACCCGATTGATCCATATTCAAATGTTATCTGATAATTTGATGGCCAATCAAAATTACTAATAGAATTATTCTGTACATAAAAATAACCAGTTTGAGTATTATAAAAGGCACCACCATTTTCTTGACCACCACTTTGAGTTCCGAACAATTCTTGAAAATACCATTCAGGGAATCCGTGCCCAATACCTTCTATACCATTGGCTGGATACATAGCAATTAATTTATTTAGTACATTACAAAATACTTTATGCCTATAAGCAAAGCACAAATTCTCACCACTTCTATGAAAACCAAATCCAGCACCATCACCTAGGTGAACTTGACCACCAATTATTCTGTAATAATTATTCCCGGCAGACAAACTTGATCTTAAAACAAGACCATCTCTTGATTGCCATTTACCAATGTAAATATTTTCTTCTTCACCAATTTTAGTAATTATTTTACTTGTTATATTATAAGTGAATGTTTTTGCAGTTAATCCATCTTTATTGTCTTCATCTAATACAAGCATCCATATTACATCATTTAACTTTGTTAATTTAGTAATTTTATCTTTATTAACATCAGTATCAATTAAAACTTGACCACTAAGATCACACAATTTCATCCAACTACTAGTGAATGTAGCATACCATATTTCTAATTCAGCAGCAATATAAATTGTTTCATTGTTCCAATCAATATACATTGCTGTTGGTTTATATGGATACAAAGGTCTTGGTGGTGTTCCCCAAATGTTAAATGTTTTATCGATAGTGTTAACAACTATATCAGTTATTTCTCTTTTATCATTTATATAATGTGAACGATCTAATAATCTTGTTATTAAATCACTAGCAGTAATATTATTAGGCCACATGCCCCATTTCCAGCCAGTAATAGTATTTTTAATAATAATATTATCACTTACATTATCTTTTGATAACCCAACATCACTTACTCTGAATTCAAGAAAATCTCCCTTTTCTCCTTGTGCTCTGTTCATAATTAAAAATTGTCTTGCTGCCATAAACTCGTTTGCGCCACCAGTTTTAATAATCTTTACCATGTAACCTTTATACTGTGTATAATTATTGGGAGTTATATTATTAACTGCCCAAGTTGGTATATTGCTCCATTTTATATAACCACTTTTTGTGAAACCTTCTGTACTGTCTTCAATTAATGAACTAAAATCTGATGAAAATAATTCTCCACCAATACTGTAATGTATAGAAAATGTTGCACCCAAAGTTGAAAATAAAGTCATATCAAAATATATACCCCAAAAACGATCTGGTGATGAAAAAATAAATTCATTGCCATCAAGATAAAAAAAACCAACTGATTGTTTTATATCATTAGCTCCTTTTGTAACATCTGCATAAACTTCTGTTCCTGAGTTATAACCCAGCAGCAATTGGAAATGAGTTTTAATCTTAGCAGCCAATCCATTATCAAATGTTAGAAATGGTTCACCTTGATCAGATATAATCCTATTAAATTTCGAATCAGTTTCATCTTTAACATCCACCCATAGTTCAATGTCTTGATCAGGAAATTCAAAAAGGTTTTCATCATCACCAACTATCAGTAGGCAATATTGACCATCTTCTTCACCATCATAATCATACAGTTTTATTTTTCCTATTTCTGGACAATTGTCATATTCAGGTGGTGATGGTATATGCTCTGGATTCGTAGGATCACTATTCGGTATTGGATTCTCTGATAATGTCAGCCATTCACCATTATCCCAACGGAATTGATTTGGATAATGAAATTCAAATCGTTTAACACCAGGCCTTGTATTTATACTAACACTTTCAAGACTAATACCATTCATCTTTGCTTCTTTGAATGGAGTAAATGAAACCTGTTTAATTCCTTCTTCACTATCAGCTGATGGAGTGAAACCAGCAATTATTATTCCACCAATTTTAGGAAAGTAACCTTCACCTTCATTATACAAATCATAAGCAGGATAACGGCTTAATTCATAACTGTGACCAAAAACTGTAATAGTCAATGTTTTATTATAAATATCAGGCTCAATATTGGTTAAACTAATCAATCCACCAAAATAATTTATTGTATCATCTGTACCTTTTAACTTAATTGTATATTTAACCCATATTTGATTCCCTCTATCAAACAGTCCAGTTTTTTGCCTGGTTTGAAAATATCCATCACCATTACTAACACTGAAAGTCATTGAACCTGAATCAAACTCACCAAGATATCTGCCCTCAATAGCACTTGCAATTGAACTGATTCCATCCATTGTTAATTTATTAGTGATATCAATTTTCTTAGCAATATATGTATTAACTTCAGGTAATTCACCAATTATTGCCTGAATATTAATAGTTGTTTCATCATTGCTTGAATTATATGAAACTGAAGAAACTAAATATTCAGCATCAAATTTGAATAAAGGGAAAATGCAATAATTTCCATTAGTAAAATAACTCATAGCATTTCCTTCAACTGTAATTGCATCTAGTGTTACTATTTTTATTTTTCCAGGATATTGTTCATATAGAATAATCTTTTCTATTAAATCAATAATATATTTATTTTGTGCTGCTAAAGTAGATGCCTGAATATTTTTCATTTTTTTCTGCCCTGTCTTTTATCTTTAGTTTCTTGTGCTGGAATCATTTTATTTTCAAATACACTCTGCCAATATTTTTGGTCATCAACCATTGGATTGACTAAATAATAATTAGTATGATTTTCAACTCTTTGTATCGGTTTGATTGTGGTATCCCCAATTAGTGCATCTTGATATTTATTTCTTGTTGCTCTAACAACTTCACCTGGAACAATTACTTCTTGTGCCTTAACTCTAATATTTCCTGCTTTTTTGACTACACCACCAGTATCTGCTATTCCGCCGACATTTCCAAGTAAATTAAAATCACCAAGTAAAGCATCACCACCTGCTGCTATACCACCAGTACCTAAATATGAAGCAATTTTTGTAATAATTTTCAAAAACATTTTAGTTATTTCTGCTTGTATTATACTTGTCATTGCTCTTATTGCTGCATTTTCAATAGCAATCCATATAGCATCCATTTGACTTTTCGCTTTTCGAGTAACAATTAAATACTGATCAACTGCTTGACCAAGGCCAGCATCTATTATATTCATCACCTCATCAAAGTATATTCTTAAATCATCTGTCTGCTGATCAATTAATTCTTTTTCAATACGTGCCCTTTCTGAAACATATTCATACCATTTATCAGTATATTCCTGCTCCAAAGCAATTTTACTATTTAGGTATTCTCTGTAATTTTCTAATGCTGCTGTTCTTTCATCTTCATCAGTGCTATATTGAGACATCTCAATATCAAATCTTAATCTTTGCTGTTCAGGTAAATTCAATTTGTCATTTATAGATTTTATTTCATCAACAATAGCTTTGTAATCATCAGTCCATTTATCCAATGTTGATAATTTTTCAATCAACATACTTTTATAATTATTTAATTCAGTTTCATTTAATTTATCAAATGAGCTTATCCTATTCCATTCCTCTTTTATGTCTTTGTCTCTAAACTTCTTTTTTATTTCAGTAATTTCATAAAGAAATGCATTTTCTTCAGCTTTCTCCCTTTCCTTAAAAGCAGTATTGATGATTTTAGTATCAGCATTAACTTCTTTGGCTGTAATCAAGGCATCAGTCTTTTCTGCTGATGTAATAGCTTTTTTCAATTTATATTCAGCTTCTGCATATTTTAATGCAATACCAAGTTCTTTATCTTTATTCAAACTTAAATTGCTCAGCTCTGCATCCAATCTAGTCTTTTGCATTTTTAATAATAAATCATTCAATTTTTTCTGAATTTCTGTATCTGGTTCATCAATCTCATGATCAATTATTATTTCAGGCTCTTCTGATTCTTTGAATGCTTTAGCTCCTAATTCTCTAATTTTATTAAGTTCAATTTGGTTCTCTTTTATTTGTGTATCCATGTTGAGTAATTGAGCACCTTTATCTAAAGCAGCTGTATAAATATCAATCATGTCTTTATTTACATTAACAATTTTTATTTGTTCTTGCTCTTGATCTTTTAATGTTTCAATTTCTTTTTCTTTAGCTGCAGCATTTTTAGCATCATCATTTTTAATTTCATCAAGCTTTGTTCTAATATTAATAAGTTTTTCTTCAGCTTGTTCAAGACCAGTTGTTCTTAACTCTAAACTTGCTTTCAATTGTTTTATACCTTGAGCAGATGCTGCTAATTTATCCATACTTTCTCTAGTCATCTCTAATTCAACACCAGATGTATCACCAAGTAATCTAAAACCTGATTTAATAGATTGCCAGAAACCAAGACTGGTGTCTTCCATATCATCTTTTAATTCTCTCATATCTTTTCTAAGTTTAGCAGTCTCAACTCTAATTTCAAGTTCTCTCAAATTAGCTTGCTGTTCATATAATTGTTCTAATTCAGTATTTAAGGTTTCAGATGCTTTTCTTAATTTATTGGTTGCTGATGCATAATCATCTGTGCTTGAAATTAAATCAGGGTATTGCTTTTTAATTTTTTCAAATAAAATTCTTTCCTGTTCAATTTCAATATTTGTTTTATTAGTTTTATCTTTTAATTGGATAAATGAATCTATTAAGCCGATTTGAACTTTTCTTTGATTAATAGCAGCAGTATTGTAATTTTTCATATGACTTATTGCTTCTTCAGTAGCAACTCCAGATTCTTGAGATGATACAACTAATGTAGAAATAGCAGCAACAAGTAAACCAATAACAGCAACCCATCCTAATGCAGCACCAGTTGCACCACTCAGCACTGTTGTTAATATTTTGTAGCCAGCAACAAGTTTCGGTATCATACCTATTAACAAAGCAACAGGTGATATTAATAGACCAAATGCAGCAGCAATTGCTGGTATTGCCACTGCTAAAGATTGTACTGTAGGATTTAATTTATTGAACCAAGTTACAAGACCTGTTAGAAAATCTACAAAACCTCTAATTATTGGAACAAGTTTCTGACCTATTGTTATTGCAATTTCTTCTGCTTCTGATTGAAATAGTTCTATAGAACCTTTTAATGTATTTATCTGCATCTCTGCCATTGATGAGGCTTTTGCTGTACCTGTTATTTCTCTTTCCATATCAAACAAAGCTTCAGAACCAGTCTTAAGCAATACACTCATAGCACCAACCGCTCTTAAATCAAATATTCTAACAAGTTCATCTGTTTTATCTTTTGCACCAGCACCAGCTTTTTCAAAAGCACCAACAATTTCAGTTAATGTATGAAGCTGTGGGCTAACATCACTTACTTTTAATCCAAATTTTGCCAACGCCTCACGAGCATCTTTAGTGGGGTTAAGTAGTTTGGTGAGTATTTGCCTTACATTAGTACCAGCTGTACTGGCATCAACACCAGCATTATACAGAGCGCCAAAATTTGCTGTCAATTGTTCAACACTAGTACCCAATGAATTAGTGAGTGGTGCAGCAATTTTCATTGATTCCCCAATTCTATCCATTGTTGCTTGTGAATTGGATATAGAAGCAGCAAATAAATTTGATATTCTGCCTGCCTGATCTGCACTTAAATTAAATGCATTCAAAGTGCCTACAACAATTCGAGTTGTTTCTGCCAAATCATATTGTGTAGCAGCAGCAAGATCAAGAGTGCCTTTTAATGCACCCATTATTTGATCAGTTTTATAACCAGCAGATGCCATATAATACATGGCATCTGCTGCTTGACTTGCGTTGAATACAGTTACTGCCCCCATTTCTCTTGCATAGTCTGTTAACTTTTGCATCTCAGCACTAGTAACACCAAGAACTGAAAAAGTATTTGCCATACTCTGTTCAAAGTCAGCAAAAACTTTTACAGCTAAACCCCCCATTGCTGCAAGACCTAATGATATAGCACCAATTGCTTTACCAAATTTTTGCATTTCCTGACTTTGTGCTCCAAGTTTACTAGTGAATGTTTTCAATTCAGCAGCAGCTTTAACCATACCATTATGAAACTCAACAATATCCGCTTTAACTTTTAACCACAATTCAGAAATAGTATTTTTATCATCAGCCATTATGCTCACTTGCCTTTTTATTTTTATCTTTCATTATTTGAATCAAACGTTCTCTTGCTTTTGGTGATAACTTAAAACCTGGTAAAGCCAACATTGATATAGGATCATTAACATCAGGTGATCCTCTTTTTCCTTTCTTTGTATTTTCCTTTTTAACTTGTTCTTGTTTCTTTTCACTTATTTTATTCAATTGCTTAACACCATTTAACAAACAATCCAATTGATACCAAGTTAAGCTCATTATGTATTCAATTGACCATCCATTCCTTTCACTAAAGAATGCAACAATGCCAAAAATCGTTAATTCATCTTGGATGTTTCCATTTTCATTGTTGGTAATTGATTTTGGATGTCTGGTATTTCCTTGAACATCCCGTTGATTGCTTGCATCTCTGATAAAAAATCATTCAGACTTAATGCTATCCTTATTGCTTTAGCAAGACCACCTAATCCTATCTGTTCCATCAATGTTTCAACAGGTATTTCACCATGAGCTTTCTTTAGACTTATTTGTAATACTTTACAAGCAGCAGCCATACCTTCTTTTGTAAATGAATTATTAGCAGTAATAGAACCAAAATCATTTATAGCTTCTATCATATCAGGTAAATCGGATATTGATGCTGGGCAAAAATGATATTCAATGAATTTATCATTACCATCATCATCTTGACCATCAAATACTCTAAGCTTTTCACCATATCCTAGAATATTTTTGATGTCAGTTTTTTGTTCACTTAATACCTTATTCAGTGATTTTTCTTTTTCATTGTTTGACATTTTATTTTATTTCCTTTTCCTGTGTTTAATATCTGTGTTAGTTTAGATACAAAAGGTAGTAATTACTTACAGCCACAGGAAACTGTTTTCATTACCACCAATTGTATTTTTGTCTGAGCAATACTAAGAAATATCACCAACTTCAATTGTTGCAACAGAACCATCATCATCTGCCTGAACAATAAAATCAAAATTAGGAATAACATGAGCATCTCTTGCAAATGCAATTGAAAGTTTGCTACTCATTACTTTTTTGAATGTAATAGTAAATGTGACACCATCAGTAATAAGTGTGCAAACCATTTGAAATTTCAGTGGTGCATCTGTATTGTCCATTGAAATACTTGAATCAGTCCGAGTGCCACCAAGTAATTTTTCAAAAGCCAGTGCAGTTATTTCAGCAAATTCTGCATTGCCAGTAATATGAGCAGTATGAGTCCTTACATCTTTGGCATATAAAGCAGAACCGCAAAACAATTCAGCAGTGTCAAATGAAAAATCCATAGATACATTTTGAAGGCAGCCAATCTCAACAGTATCAATTACCATAGCAGCCATTCCGAATTGTACAGCCATAATTCACCTCATTGTATTGTGTTATAAAATAAGTTAATTGCATTCTAATATTTCATCACCAATGATGAGTTCAAAATTTACATCTCTTTTATAAATTTTTAGAACCTCATCATCAGCATTTAATATAGCTAGTCTATTAATTAATCGGCATCTTAAATTTTTAGTCAATACAGCATTATTCAAGTTCATTGCTTTCTTATTTAACAGAATACTAATGCGTTCAGCAAAATTTGAAACATTGTCTTGGCTATTAGTAGCATCCATAGGTATTATTGCTGTAACAGTCAAAAACCATCTTGTTGCTGGCAATCCTACATCACCACCATTACTTACAACTTCCATTGTTGCTAAACTTTCACCAGGTGCCTCTGTAAAAATTTTCTTTCTAATTATTCGATCTTCACAATATGTATGAATTGATTTAACATCACCAGTTAATGTACCATTATCAGCAACTAATAAAGTTCTTACTGCTTGCAATATCACATTTTCTTTAGAATAATTAACATTACTCATTTCATCACCAAATTATTTTCTGAACTTAATATTGCTGTTTATAATACCTCTATATAAATCAATAATTTCTTTTTTCTTATTTTCAGCAGCATCTATTAAGAATGGACGTTTAACCATTTTATTAGTGCCCTCATGAACATATATAGCATACCTTGTATCAACTACTCCAACAGCACCAGCCATTTCTCTATGTGTTTGGTAAAGAACTCTTGATGTTACTGCTTGAACCATATGACCAGAATCAACAGCAGGTTTATAATAACCGCTGTGTATAAGCCTGACAGATTCCTTTTCAAGTATTAATAAAGCTTTCTTTAATCCAATAAACATTGCTGGTTCAATTACTTTCTTTGTAAATGTTAAAAACTTACCAATAGCATTCCCTGGAGCAATAGCAACTATACTTAAATTGGCTTTTGACCTGAAACCTTTTGGGATTGTTGGCATTTTATTTCCCTAATATTGACATATAAATTTCTTTGTGATGATCAAACACCCCACCTGGTTCATCATCAACAAAATCAACTTTGTATTTTTTAGTTCCATCAATTATTAAATAACCAGTCTTTATTGTTAATGCTACTTCAGCTTCACCAACTATAATCGTACACCGGCAAAAACCTAAATAACTACTTTGAGCAGCAGCACCTTGTTCCTTAATATCATTATCACCTTTTGCTTTTGTAATTCTTATTGGCACATTTGTATACAAATTAGTTGATGCACCAACTGTTGAACCAGTATCACCAATTGCTACACTTGGTCTAGCAATAGTAACTCTTTTATTTAATAATTTTAATGGTATTGGTTTCATAGTTTACTCTAGATAATATAAAATTTTAGCTTTCTTCATGCTTGAATTTATTTCACTATCAAATTCAGACTTAACATTTAAGAATGCTAAATCTTTTGATTGACTATAATTACCAATTGTATAACTTTTTATTCCATCAGCATCTGCATTTTGATTGCTAATTTTAGCTTTTTTTGCCATCAATAAAGTAGCAAGCCTGACAATAATTGATGGTACTTCTGCAAAGCCATGTTCATATTCAACTTTTACATTTTTAATTCCTTGTGCAAAATAAGTTACACAGTTATCACCATTAGTAAAAGTTGTTTTCAACTGAACTATACCAGTTTCATAATCAACAATATAAGTAGTTGGATCCAATACAACTGGATCATTTTGATAATTATCTGTTATCTCAACACTATCTTCAACTATAGGATATTTTTTCAATATCAATTCTTTCTTACTGTTTTTATTTATATCATGGTATTCAATAGCGCTAGTACTAACAAAACCATCAGTTCTTATTTCAGAATTAATATAATTGTTTATAATTTCAACCATAGCATCAGTAATATCAATTTCATCCACACCACCAAGTTCAGCAGCTTTTGCTATGTCTCCATAAAATGTTTCAGCCATTTTATTTTCCTCAAATTAACTAAGTAAAATATAATACCATTACCATACTTTTAGAAATTATTCAAGAATCAAATACTTTTTAAGAAATTAATAATGAAATTAAATATACATCTCTGTATTTACCATCCTTTAATACATATTCAGTAATTAATCCATCAACTTCAAAACCAAAATTTTCATTAAGCATTTTAATTTTTTCATCACCACTATTCGGGAAAATATAAAGGAATAATTTATGAGCATTTATCAATTCCCTTTTGGCACAGCCAATAGTCCATTTAATTATTCGATTGAAATATTTGCTTTCATTATAATCTGGTGAAATAACATAATCAAATTGAATTCTGCCGTGCATAATACTATCAATTTTAATATTTAGGTAACCAATAGCACATTCAAGTTTTTCATCATAAATGATCCATATTTTCCAATTTTGATTTTTACTGTAATCATTTTCCCACCAATATTCCTGTTCAATTCTAGTGATATTTTTAGTTTGAAATAAATTTTTATTTATCTTTGGGTGACTCCGAAGTGTTCTAACAAATTCAGAATCCACCCAATTATATGTATCAATTTTACCTTTATGGAACATTTTGAATCTTAGCCCAGACAAAATATTTTCTTTCATCATTATACCTATATTTTTGGATGAATATAAATAATACCTCTGTTACTCCCTTCGGCAACTTCATTATAATAATAATGATAATTATCTCTGCCATAAATTGCATCAATAGCAGGTTTAATTATTTCAAATTTATATTCAGTTCCATCAGGGAATGTATCAAAACCAAAATCTTTATTAGGAACTTTGAAATCATGTATTGCAATTACATTATTAATTGTTCCAGTTCTTGCTATTTCTTTAAGCTCATCAATCAATGGATTATAACTATACCAATGAGCATCAAGAAAAAATAATACCGGCATATTAAATACTGGTGAATTAAATAATTCCTTAATAACTAATGGTGAACTCCCTTTTATAATTCTAACATTATTATAATTAGATAATTCTATCAATGATTTGTTATAATAATTTTCATTATTCTCAATAGTAAAAACTATTTCAGCCATAGTGCTAAATTCCTTTGTACTATCAGCCATATATGTTCCAGTTTCAAAAATAGTTTTTATTCCGAATTTGTTTATTAGTTTATTTAATTCATTTTTAATATAACTATCACCATTAAATCCTTTCATGCCAACCTCTTTTTTTTAATATAATTGTTACTTTAGAATAAAATGAATACCGAATAAATCATCTATTAATTTATCCATACATTTTTATTATTCCTTATAATCTTTTAAGTGTTATTGGATGATTCCGATAATTTGCATTATCATAAAAAATATTTTCATTTACTAGTGTTGGTATTTTATATTTGATTATTAAATTAGTCAATATACTTTGATCATTTCTATGCCTATGATTATTAACATCATCTTTATCTGGACAAACAGCATCATGAATGCAAACATATTTAAGCCATTCATTTAATATTGGTATTGCTTTTCTTGTTGCTATAACCACACCAGCCCAAACTTGACATTCTAATTTATATTCTGGTGTTAGGCAATTCATCACTTGATAGCATTGTTCAGTTGTATAATCTTTATTTAAGAAACCTGTTTTAATACAACCTAGTACATCAATTGAGTTAACAAGTCCTGCAACTTTATCGATATTTTGTTTAGCAAATATTGTATTAGCATCCATATATAAAACTCTTTCATATTCCTTTAATGCATCAAGTATTATGAATGGTTTCCAAGACCACCAACCACCACCTTTACTTGAATCTAATATTGCTTTATTCTTGTTATAGAATTCAGTAGTTACAAGCCATTCCCTGGTATATTTTCTTAATCTTCTGTTTATATGCTTCACAAAGTGACCCATGTTTTCAATATCATTGTAAAATCTTTGATCACTACCATATGCAATTACAATAAAGTCAGTTTTCATATTTATCTCATGTTAAAAAGGACTTGTTGATAAAAATTTATTAACATCAAATTTAATTTCATAGTTTATGATATTATTGATTATTGTATCAATATTTTGCTTATCATATAAAATTAATGGTTTGTCTTCAGTTATTCCAACACTGCTAAAATAATCTAAGAACTTAAAACCATCACCAAGAATTTTATTAGAAAATTTTACCCAGCAGCAAGGAATATTAAATGCATGTGAGGCAACAATACCGTGTAATGAACTGGATATGGTTTTTTCACACATTGTAATATCTCTTATTACATCAGCAGGCTTTTTCAAAACATCTATTATCAGAACATCATCATAATCTCTGTATGCTGCCATTACTTGATAGTAATCAACCCAATGAGGAATTATACCAAGCCTATATTCTTTTGTATTACTTGCATGATATAATTCTGATATTATCATTACAGGATCTCCAACAGTGCAGCAATTTATTCCATATTTATCTTTTATCTTTTTTTCAGTCAGATGACCTCTCACTGCTATAAACTCTTTTGCTAATGGTATTTCATCATAGCTATAAGCAACACCAGCACCCCAAACAATTGAATTGCTATTTGCTTGAGTTAATATGCTTCCTGTTATTATATAATGCACATCTTGCAACTCACCTTCTGAAATTGAAATAACATTAGTTCCATGTATCTTTTCAGCAATTTCTTTTGCAATATAATCCCCAAAATTCGGAGATGGGTGGTGAAAAACTTTAATTCCTACCATGCTAAAACCTCATTAGTAATTTGAAACATTCTATTTATCCAGCGGTGTTTGCCCCATACCTGAGTCATACCATCATAGGCTATTTGTTTAATTAGCTCATCATGATCTTTATTATACTTTTTAATCAAAGAAATTAATTCATCAACAGTGTTCCAATACACTAAATGCTTTTCATGTTCAAAATCTAAATTTAGTCCATCACAATAATGAGCAAAACAAAAAGTTCCTGTTGCCAATATATTCAGCAATCTATCTGATGTATATCTAAAAGCATTTATATTATTTATCGAAATAGCAAATTTAGAACCTCTATAAATAGCAGCAGTTTCCTTTGGTGATTTTGAACCAGTACTGAAATGATTCCAACCACCACCAAATACAGAAAAATCATTTTTGAATTCATTCTTTAATTTTTCAACAAGTTCCACCCTCATATTAGCTAATGGAAATTTTTTATACAATGAACCAGTGAATACAACATTCCCTAATGAATTAGGTTTAATATCAGGATTGTATATACTTTCCTCAAATCCTATCTGTATATAATGTACATTTTTTACACCATACTTTTTGAATGCATCAATATCTCTGCCATTAGTAAAACCAGTATGCACATTATCATACTTAGCTAATTCAAGCATCCATCTAGGTGTATGATTATTTATATCACCGTTCCAATTTAATATTGGTATAATAGCTAATTTAGAAACAGTTGATGGTAAGATAATATCTGGTGTTTGAATTTGCATAAATATAAAATCAGGATTTATATTCTTAGCAACATTTAATAATATATCATTGAATTTACTAACAGATATACCAATTGATAATTCTTTTCTCCAATCTATTGAATGATAACTGCCAAGTGTTTTTAGTGCTTTGGTTAATGATGTTTGCCCTTCAAAATTCAAACCAATATGTAGCACTCTCTTTTTATTTGAACTTATTGTATCAATCTTAATTGGGTTCAAATACACATACGGCTTTGGCACTCTATCATTAGTTAATGGTGAATAATTTCTAATGTTACTGGAATGAATATGATTTAATATTATACTTAAAGATGGATTCAGTACCTCATAACCAGCATTCATTATTTCATAAGCAATTCTGTTATCACATCCAGGCTTTCCTAAAAAGAAACTAGCTTGCATTCCATCTCTAATTTTTCCTAGAAATATCCAAGCATCTTGGCTATCACGTCTATCATGAAATAATGATTGACCATTTTCTTTTATGTCCCATCTAGTTAAACAAAATACTCTGTTGGAATTAATTTTATTAAAAATCAATTTAATAGTATTATCAAAATAAATATCAGTATTAGCAATAATATTTATATCATAGCTTGTAGTAATTTCATTAATAACTTCAAACATCTTCCTGTATGTTGTTCTCATCATATTATTAAGTAATACAATTTTGCTGTGTTGGATATGATTAAACTCTGAACCTTCATCACACATTATATAAATCTTATCAATGTATTGATTTTCAATATTCCTTTGAATACATTCCAAATATTCACCTACACGTTCTGACCTTTTTTCATTGTACCATGTAGTAAATAAATTTACTTTGCCCATAAATGTAGCATAACTTTGTTCAACCTTTTCAGTTTGTGCAGGTTTACTATTCAATATTCTTTTTGAATTTGTATTATTCATTATTAAAACCCCTGATATCTTTACAATTACAATATTTGTGTTCTTTAATTATTTCAGGCAAAATTTCATTAAATGGTTCAGCCCAACTATCAACTCTTTGTGTTGGCTGAGTTGGTTTGCCATCAGAGTATGGTGTTACTGTATCAACAACAAATTTTTCTATTCCCCTAATTGAATAATAATGTATTTTATTTTGTAGTGTTTTTAGTTCCCTAACATACCCGAAATGATATATTTTTCCACCTTGAAAATCTTTAACTTTATAAGCCGGATCAGAAACAGGTATATTATTAGCATCTCTAAAATGATTAAAACTAACAGTGTGATGAAAATCTGGATTCCATCTCCATAGCCTTGGATGGCAAGTTGACCATTTACCACCAGCATCCTTAGCTATTGTTTGGAAGTTAAGCCAAAAATGATAATATGGCATTCTTAACACTGTTAGTTTGTTATCATTATAAAATTCCATAACAGCATCTTTAAGTGTTTCAATGTTCCATATTTCATCATGATCCAATTTCAAATAAATATTCCCTTTTATATTTTTTGCTATAACATTCTGCATTTCAATTTTATCATTCCATAATTTATCAGCAATGACTGCTGTTACCTTTCCAACCTTATCATTAATTTTATGCTTCATGATAATTTCTAAGGTTTTATCAGTGCTATTTGGTTCATTAGAATATTTTTTGACAGCACCTTCAACTATTATTAACTGATAAATATGTTTATATACTGAACTAATTGCATAATCCATATAATCTTCGCCGTTATAAACAATCATACCAGCAGTAATTTTAGGGATGTTTAATATATCAAGCAGTCTACCAAGGTTTTCATGGATTGTTAAGGTATCTTTAATTTTACCATCTACTATCTTTATTGAATCATGCTTAACACTTCTTACTTTATCAGCAAAATCAATTGGATCATTATATTTTGCATAATTTATATTATCACCATAAATTTCCCTTAATACTGGCAGATCATAAGCAACAACATGCTTATTAAAATATAATGCTTCCATTGGAGGCATTCCGAATCCTTCAAACAAACTAGGATGTATTAGAATGTCACAATTTCTTATTATATTAAATTTTTCAGTATCATCAACAATACCATGCACAATAATATCATAACCTTTTTCAATTAAAGCATCAATGCTCTCTTGTGTAGTGCTCCATACTTTACCGATCAAATGAAACCTATAAATATCCTTTGGTAACTTTTTTATTATTGCTAATGGTAATTTGAAATTAGTCATTCTTGATGACATAACTAAATTTATTTTATCCAAATTCTTTTCGCTTTTATTAGCCAATACACAGTCAGCAACCCATTGATTGATACAAGGGTATACAACCTCAATTTTTTTATTCTTAAAATCATCATCCCACTGTTGTAACCATTTCATTGATTCGAAACTTGGTACCATTATTACATTTGCTTGTTTCAAACATTCTTTATAACCTGCCCAAAAATCTTCTGTAGCATCAGGTGAATCATTTCTGAATTGTTTAATCCAATTAGGACTTTCAAATAATTGCAAATATAATGGTAGATCAAATTTCTTTGCATATCTTGCTGCATATTCACCAGATATTAAAGGTGTACCAATTACAACATCATAATTATTTTTATAATTATTTAATTCGTAATTATTGTCAATAACAATATTAAATAAATCAGTTTCATACATCCTAAAATCATCTCTAAATCTAGGAATTAAATTTGTAATAATTGTAACCTTTGTTATTGATGACAGCAATACTGCTTGGTGCCATAAGCTATATCTGCCGCCTGTATAATGATTTTTATTTTCTATGAAAAAAGCTATGTGTGGGAATAGTGTGCTGTTTTTTGGTTTTTCTAATTTATTAAGAGAAAATTTATCAATTGTATTAGGTACAAATTTATTTTCATTAGTAAACAAAGGTGAGGTTGCTAACATTATTGTGTTATAAATATCAAAATTACTATTGTTTTTTAGATACTCTTTGCTTATTGTAAGTTGAATAGTATCTGTTTCAACTTTAACTTTGATGGGATTGCTTTGTGTAGTTTGCTGACTTAATCTTTTTTCATTTAAGATTCTTTTTCCTGTGCTCATGATTTTTCCTGTGGTGTTATTAAAAATTATTTATCATCATCTCCAAATTTTCTCTTAAAAAAAAATTTAAGCAGAAAACCAAGTGTGGCTAAGAATATTGCTGATGATGTAGCAAATAAAATAGTGCCTTCTAACTTCATAAAAAAACTATCAATGATTGTATGAAATTTTATACTAATGCCAAGTATTAACCCAAGTATTATTATTAAAGTATATTTTTGAGAACTGATCAAATTAATTGTTGCTTTTTTCCTTCTTTCAGATTCATGAAATTTACTCAATTCTAAAACAACATCATTGATTTTTCTTTTAGTTGATCCATTGGTAGGTTCTATATGCTTATCAACAGGTAAATTGATGTAAAAATTTTCTTCCATTTTTTGTAACATTTCAAGAACAATACTACTTTGCTTTTCACTATCTGTAATTTTTTTTTGCAAATTAGCTGTCATATTATTTAATGCACCAACAACAATATGATTACTTTTTCTTAGCATTAAGACTTCATAAGCTGAAGCCCCTTTTTCTAAAAGTTCTTTTATTTCTTTATCTTCTAATTCCTCAATATTGTCTGGTGTTGCAAATCTTCCTGTAGTTTCTAATTTGTAACCGCCGGTTTTAATGTTAAGCTCACACATATATGTATCCCCTTAGCTGAATTAAATATTTAGGCAGCAATTAAGCTGCCTAAATTCAGAATTGCATCCATTCACATGTATTAGCTTTCATCAGAAGGTTCATCAAGACTGTGCAGCTGACAAAGAGCACCTTTATAGTTAATAGTGAAGTCAAGTCTTGATGTTAGTACAAAGTAAATAACATCATCACTGATCCATTCTGCTTCTTTTATTTTGATTAAACGTCTATCACCAATAATAGGATTTGTTTTGTGAGTTAGAACACCATAACCATTAGTACAAAATGCAGAATTTATTACTTTGATCTTTCCATACAGTGCACCAAATTCACCAGTCATAATAGTAGCACCAGCACCATACTTATCAACAGTAACAAGTTTTGTATCATCAAGCAGCTGGTTAGCTGACCATGGATTAACAATAAGGATTATATTTTTCATAACACGACCATATTTACCCATGTTATATAATCCCTGACGAGCAATAGCAGTGCTCATTTCAAGTCCAGCAGCATTTACTCTGTTAGCAGCACGAGTATCATCATTGATCTCACCAGCAATATCACTTGCTAATGTTAATAGACCGTAAAATGATAATCTGTGATCTTTATTGAACCATGTTACATCAGTAGCAGCAGATTCTGTTGCTGTTGTTGATGCATGATCAGGATCACCAACAATCATTGCTTCTTCTTCAGCTTCTGCAAATTGTTCAGCAAAATGCTGCCTTATAACTGATTTGATATCACCTTGAGCATCTTCAATAACCTCTGTACTCATATCAATCTGTGCCATAAACTTCTTAGCAGTCAAACGGATTGTACCAGTGTTAACGCTAGTTTTATTAGCAGTACCACCTTCAGTTGCTTGATAATAAACCTTTGTTCCACCAAGCAGTTTTGGATAGTCTTTTGTTTTACTGGTCATCGTTGTTGTTTGAAAAGACTGACGCATAAAGTTCATGTCACGAACATGACTAATGAATTGTGTTGCTAATGGTGTTGGAAGAAAATCCCCACCAGAACCAGCAGTTGTTGATAATGCTTTTCTTAAAGCATCTCTGAGACCTTTTTTCATTTCATACCTCAAATTTAGTTTTATAAAATTAATTCACCACAAACATTATTTCAATAATTACTGTTAGGCATTAAATAACATTAGACATCTTATTGGAAAACCAGTTATCTAATACTTGATCTTTTTGCTCATTAGTCATAGCATTAAATTTCTTTTCAAATTCAGGGCTGCTGTAATCATCCCCATCAGCATTTACAAGCTTTTTAATGAATTCTTCATCATCAGTATTATCAGTATCATCATCATCATCAGCATTTGTTTTGCTTTTCTTGATACCTTTAATAGTAACCTGAAGATCATTTTCATCAATACCAAGTTCTTTTGCTGCTTTTGATATAGCAGCCTTGATTTTATCAGCATCAGTTACTTTGTCACCATCACTATCACTATCATCTTTTAATAGAGCAAAGGCATCAGTAATAGCTTTTGTAATTGCTTTTTCATCAACATTGATAACAACATTTTTTTGAGTTTTTGAATCACCACCATCACCATCTGACTTGCCATTATCCTTGGATGGCTTTTTATCATCAATAGATTTAGCAACTGTATCTGCCAATCCTTTTAATGCATCTGTTATTGCCTTTGCAATAACTTCACCATTGATTTTACTTTTTTTCATTTTTAACTCCAATTGAATTGTGTATAAAATTAATTAATTATTTTTGTCAATTGTTTATGTTATACCTCATCTAATACACCAAGATCTTCATTGATTTTTTGTACTAGATCTGCAATAGTATTTGACATTGATTCAACTTTATCTGAATACTCAGCAGAAAGATTCATAATTTTTTCTTTCTTGACGGCCGGTTCTAATGAATCATTTTCAGCAATTTCTCTAATTGCATTTGTAAATGAATAAAATAGATTCCACATATCATCTCTGATCTTATTATTCTCCATCATTTCCTCTAAAGCTTTAGTAAATTGATCAGTAACATCTTCATCATTTTCACCAAAGTCATCACCAGTATCATCACTATTATCATTATCATCATCACCATCATTATTGATATCAATATTTTTCATCAAGCTTTTGAATGATTTCATGATAGGCATTGCAAAACTTACATTCCCCTCTGGCAAAGCAGTAATACTAACTTCATATATTTCACCATCATCAATTTCTCTAATTGTTTTATTCAGAATTTCATCTTTCTTTTTGTAAGCTTTAGTTATGCGTCCAAGCACTGAATAATAGAACTTTGTACCATGGGCTGCTTTTTTCAATATACTTTTAACCAAAGAATTTTCTTCAGGATTTTCCAAAGCAGTTTCAACAGTAACACTATCATCAGTACCATCTGTTGCAGAAACATAACCTAATGTTTTTTCAATATCATGTTCATGCTCAGCAAAAACATTAAGACCAATTAGCTGTTTCTTCATTGATTGGATAAAGTTCTTTGACATCCTATCATCACCTTTATCAACATTAGTATTAGATGCCTCACCAATAAAGAAAAAATTCTTTGAAGCACCTTCACCTTCACCAACAGATTTTTGAATAACAAAACTACCATTCTGCTGAACTAATGGTATGTATGAAGTAAACAAACCATCAGAATCAGATTGATTGGTAACTTCAATGATGCCATTTTTATTCTTTTTCATTATTACCTCATTGATATTTATGTTAAAATTCTTTTTAATTGTTCTATTATTTTCAATACATTTCTGAATATTTTATTCTAGTTCTGCAGGAAATACAGTTAGCAAATCTGAAAAAGATACTTCAGTTAAATCAGCAGTTACTGGTAAATCTCTTAATAATTGCTTATAGTCCTTTATGACAT